CTTTCCGCCACCCCATATAGTGGGGACATCAACAGCGGCCCGCAACGCCGCGCAACCGACGGAGACAGACCATGACGACGATCAACGAAATCTGCGCGATGTTCGAGATGGCGATGGATAACGGCAAGGCCATCGATAGCGATGTGATCACCAAGGTTATCGGATCGGCGTTGTTGGCGGTCGAGACCAACAACAAGCAGGCGCTTCTTGCCTGTTGGGCTGCTGCAAAGGTATTGACCGATGACTCTTTCGTGACCGAGATGGCTGGCAAGGTATGGGATGCCGCGCACGCCTAGTCGCCACCCGCCCGACCCCGTGAGCAGCCCACGCTGCTCGCGAGGCCGGACGGGGACTGACACCCGGCCGCGGCCCGCAACGCCGCAAAGGAGACAGAGACCATGCTTCCGATCAACCCTAAGACCGAGGCTCGCAACATCGAGCTCGACCGCATGCTGCCCGAAGTGTGCGACCTCGAAGCCAAGCGCATCGCCGACGCCCTGACCTGGTGCGCCGAGGCCCACCGCGACCAGCGCTTGCCATCGTTTGTGCTCGCTGACCTTATCATCAGCTGCCAGCGCGACGCCGCCCGTTACCGAGTGTGGAACCGCGTCTGCGCCTGCCTGATTGTCCGTGGCTTCCCTATGTTCGCCGCCTTCACCATCGAGGGAGAGTAACCACCATGCGCCACGATCCACGCTACTGCATCTCATGCCGCGCCGAGGCCGCCGCTCGCAAAGCGTCGCTTGTCGCCGAGATCATCAACGCCGCGGCCGTCCTGCTCGGCCTTGCTGTCATCGTAGGCTTCTGCCTGCTCATCGGAGGTTGATCATGGACGACCGCACCTACCACACGTTGCCGCGCCTCTCGGCCAGCGGCGCAAAGACCCTGCTCAAGTCGCCGGCCCGGTACCGTTGGGAGCGCGAGCACCCCGCCAAGCCGACCGCCGCGATGGAGTTCGGCACGATGTTTCACGCGCTGGTGCTCGAGCCGCAGGTGTTCGCCGAGCGGTATGCGCTATCGCCCGGTTTCGACCGTCGCACCAAGGAAGGCAAAGCCGCGGCCGAGCAGTGGGCCGCCGACAACGCCGGCCGCATGGCTGTCACCGGCGACGACTGGGATCGCGTTCACGCCATGGCCCGCGCGGTCGAGCTGTCTGGCGCCGGCGACCTGATGACCGGCGGCAAGTTCGAGGAGCCGGTATTGTGGGAGCGCGATGGCGCCCAGCTCAAGGCTAAGCTCGACTGCATCACCGACAGCCACATCGTCGACCTCAAGACGACCAGCGCCGACGACGAGGATGGGATCCAGCGGGCCGCCTGGTCGTTTGGCTACCACGTTTCTGCGGCAGCCTACATCGAGGCCGGCCGCATCCTCACGGGCAAGGAGATGCCGAAGGTGTTCGTCTTCGTGGCCTCGTCGGCGCCGCATGACGTCGTCGTGATGGAGGCCGGCGACGAGTTTGTTGCGCGCGGTCGCGCTCTGTGGGATCGTGCGATTCGCACCTACGCTGCGTGCGTAGAGTTCGACGACTGGCCGGGGCTCGCAACGTCCGGCAAGCTTCAACCGCCCCGGTGGGCATAACGGCCGCGCAACGGCCGCAGGAGACAGACCATGACTAGCACCTCTGACAAGCTCGCGCTCGCGCGCACTCTCGCTGATAGCTCGATGCTGCCCAAGCAGTACCAGCGGCAGCCGTCAAACCTGATCTGGGCCATTGAGTACGCCGAAGCGATCCGCGTGCCGACCATGACCGCGGTCACCGGGATCCACGTCATCGATGGCAAACCGACCGCAAGTGCCGACCTCATCGCCGGCCTTGTGCGGCGAGCTGGCCACAAGCTGCGGGTGTGGGGCGACGACCGCGAGGCGCACGCCCAGATTATTCGCTGCGACGATCCAGAGTTCGACGGATTCCACGTCATCTGGACGCTCGACAGGGCTCGGGCCGCTAACCTCACTGGCAAGTCGGTCTGGAAGCAGTATCCCGCCGCCATGCTTCGCAGCCGTGCGATCACCGAGGTCGCGCGCATGGCCTGCTCCGAGGCCTTGCACGGGGTGATCTACACGCCCGAGGAGCTCGGCGCGTCGGTCGACGAGGAAGGCGCGCCGGTGGCCGTCGTGGCCCCGCCGGTGGCTGCGCCTATCCCGACCGAACACCACGAATCGTGGGAACGAGACCGAGCTGGCTTCGGCGCCTACCTCAACGGCCGGGGCTGGGACTACGAGACGATCGCCGACTTCTGCTCAAGTTTGGGCAAGCCACGGCCGTCGGCGATGACGCACGAGGCCCGCCAGTCGCTCACGCGGTGGCTCGACGGCAACGGCGCCGAGCGGTGGTCGCAGTTCCTCGCCGCGCGCCAGTTCATTGACGTGGAGGCGACGACGGGACAAGCTGTCTCCGTCGAGGGTTAGCGGAGGGCGTGGATGGCTGGGGCCGTGAGCGATCGTGAGTTTTCCGAACTGGTGATCGCCCGGCTCCATGCCACCGCCCGAAGCCGAATCTGCCGCAGTCGTCGATGTCCAATTTGCGCCGAGCTCCCCGACGGGATGCCGCCGCCGCCCACCGCGGAGACCAACGTGTTGATCGCCATGCGAGACCAACGCATCCGAGACCAAGCCGAGCGCGAGCGCCTCATCGCACAAGCGCCGTGCGCCGCGTGGGCCATCGCCGAGGGCCAAGCGCGCAATCTGCCGACGCTGGCCATGGTGGTCGAGGTCAGGCCCGACAGTCGACCGCTCGACGTGTGCCCGGTCCCGGCCGTCGAGGGCATCGTGTGGGCCGCCGTGCAACGCCTGGTCGCGCACGCTTGGGCCACCGCCGCCACTAGCCTGTGCGGCAAGCGGATCCGCGAGCAGGCCGACTTTGGCCGACCGCTGGCGCCGAACTGGTGCCGCGAGTGTCAGGCGACGGTCCTGCGCCAGCTCGGCCGCAACGTCTACGTCGCCGGGAATGAAATCCGCGAGCGAGGCCCCAAGGGCACCCGCAAGCTCGCCCGATCGGAGCGCAGCCGATGATCATCTGGGGCGACTACCAGCACGCCTTTGGCCTCGGCTTCCGCTGCGACGCCATCATCACAGATCCGCCGTATGGTGCCGGCACGCACGCAGGCCATGCGGACGGATTAGCGCGCACCAACGACGGCGCAAATCGGTTGGATCTGGCGTACAGCTTTTGGACGCCGGTCGATGTCGCCGATTTCGTCTCGTGGGCCGCCGAGCACTGCACCGGCTGGATCTGCGCCATGACGTCACACGACCTGGCACCGGCCTATCAGGAGGCCTACGCCGCCGCCGGCCTGTATTCCTTCGCGCCGATCCCGATTATTCAGCCGCGGCCTCGGCTGGTCGGCGACGGCCCGTCGAGCTGGACAGTATGGATGATGGTCGCTCGGCCGCGCACGCGCGAATTTGCGACGTGGGGATGCCTGCCCGGGGCCTATTGGTCACACTGCGAGAAACACGGCGCGGTGGCGGGGGCCAAGCCGCTCGACCTAATGCGCGCCATTGTGCGCGACTACAGCCGGCCGGGCGATGTCGTTTGCGACCCTTGCGCCGGCGGTGGCACGACGCTGCTGGCTGCGCTGTGGGAAGGCCGACAGGCCATCGGCGCGGAGCTAGACGCCATCACGCATGCAAAGGCCATCGACCGCGTGACGAACGCCCGCATCCCGGTGCGGCCACTATTCGATGAGCGCACGCCAGCCGTGCAGCTCGACCTGATCAGTTCGCCCACGGTGGGCGAGCCTGCCGGTACACCTATCGCTGTGGCAACGGCGGCGACCGGCAGTGCTTACGACGGGGAGGATCTCCCATGGTAGCTTGGATCCACCGGTTGCGCTGCCGCCTCGGGCTGCACGACTTTGGCCTTGCGGTCGCCATCGACGGCCGTGTGTTCTGGCGCTGCCGTCACTGCGGCCAGCTCATGTACGGCAAGAAATGATCGCCGCCTATATCACCGCTCTGGCATTCATGCCGCCCGGCCTGCTCGAGGCCGTCGAGCACGTCGAGAGCCGTGGCAATGCGTCGATCGTCTCGCCGGCTGGTTGCGTGGGCCTGATGCAGGTGTGTCCTAGGTTCGCGCGCGTGCCACGGTGGGCGCTGTTCCTTCCTCCGGTAAACCGGGCCGAGGGAGCACGGATGTTGGCCTATTGGCACCGCCGGGCCGGAGGCGACTGGCCTCGAGCACTGGCAGGTTATCGCTGCGGCAATGCAGGCCTGCGCGGCGAGTGTGGCGAAGGTTACGCGCGGCGAGTATTGGCGCGAGCTCGAAGCCATCGCGCGAAGTGATCGGCCTGGGCCTCGAGGAGGTCGCAGCGTTGCCACAGATCGACCGGGTCGACGACCTCCGGCAAACGGCGCGTCTTGAAGTCGGCGAGACGCGCTCGGAAGTCGTTGACCATGCCGTCGCTTGCGGTCGCGCACTGCTCGCGCTCTTTGCGCTCGTCCTCTTTGCGCTGCTGCTCGGGCTGGTTCTGGTTGGCGCTCGAGCTGCTGCCGTTGGCCAACTGGCCGAGGGCCTTGACGCCGAGCCAGCTAGCAGCACCGACAGCGGCGACAGCCACCACGACGGTCGTCGTCTGCGTTGCCGATTCCGGCGGTATCCGCGGGGGCGTCGGCAGCATCGCGACCGTGGCTGTGTGCTGGTCATCCGGCGCGATTGCGTCCGGCGGCGAGGGGCTATCGTCGGTCGGTGAGACATCGGGCGAGACATCGACCGGCACCGGCACCAGCGGGACGCACGGCTGCGAATACCTCGGCTCGGAGTCGTCCTCGTCCTCAGCGATGATCAGCATGTTGGCATCGGGCGAAATGTCGCAGCCGGCGATCGTCTCGCGCGTCGTGCCGTCGGGCATCAGCCAGTAGTCCTCGACGACCTCGATCGTCTCGCCGGCGCGGACTACGCAGCTCGGATCACTGGGCAGGCTTGGCATCGGCGGCGGCCTTGGCCTTCGCTTCTTTCGCGGCCTTCTTGGCCTTGGCCTCGGCGGCGGCGGCCTGCTTCTGGATGCCGCCTAGCTTGCCCTCGAGCTCGCCGACGCGGGCCTCGGCCTTTTGCACGATCTCAGCGGCGCGACGCTCGGCCTGTGCGGCCCGCTCTTCGAGGCCCTGCACCACGCGCGCCATCGCCTGCACCTGCTCGGCCAACTGCGACTGCTTGGCCTGGCACTCGGCGTGCATCGACTTGCCGGCGTCGATCTGCGCCATCTTTTCCTCGTGCGCGGCCTTCTGCCGCTTTTCGAGGATCTCCCACACCTTCTTGCCGCCGAGCAGCGCGACCGCCGCCATGGCTAACAGCATGACCGGATTGCCGTTGGCGCCCTTGGCCAAAGCGTTGACGTCGATACCGCTGTCGTTGGCAGCGGCGACGGCGGTCGAGACCTCGGGGAGTTGGGCGAGCGGTAGCATGATCAACCTCGATGGTCGCGAATCGTGACCTTGCCGGCCTCGATCTGGATAGGCTTGGCGAGCTGCTCGTCGACGGCCATCAGCGCCGCGGTGGCCAGCTCGGCCGCGAGGCCTGCGACCGGCATACCGTGCAGCGCCGCTGTGAGCCGCTGGGTCATCTCGGCGTGCAGCGTATTGAGCAGCGCGGTTCGCGAGCTCGACGTGATCCAGTGTGCCTTGAAATGCTCGAGCGTCATTGCACGGCCTCGCGCGCGTTGATCTCGGTGAGCTTGCGGCCGTCACACTTGATGACGACCTTGCCGGCGGGCTTGGGCTTGTTGGCGAGCGGCAGGATGTCAATCGCAACTTGACCACACTGGACCGGGCCGCAAGCCGTGGCCAGCACGGCAAAAAGCAGAAGCGCGCGCGTCATGAGTAGGCCCTTTGAAAGTGCATGTCATCCTTCATGTCCCAATCGCCGCCCCACGTCCAGCCAGCGGCCTTGAACACGTCGACGAAGGGCTTGAACTGCCGCAGCTTTGAGGGGCCGCCCTTGCCGTCTGTTCCGCCCATGGTGTTTTCGCTCGGGCTGAAGTCGATGGCGATGCCCCACGAGTGAAGCGAGAGCGACTTCGCGGGATTCCACAGTGTGTGACGGGGAACGAACGTCTGCACGCTCGACGGCGTGTAGCCGCTGCACTTGCAAGCCTCGGCGAACAGCTCGGCAAATTCGGCTGCCACGAGCTTGTGAAGGCGCACGCTCTGACCGGTGTGCAGCTTCTGCGCGATGATGTTGGCTGCCACCCACGCCTGGTCGATATTGATTCGGCCGCCCTCGCCCTCGGTGTAGGCGAAGTCGCCATACACCGCCTTGAGGCCCGACGTGCCGTGCGGGATGGGCGTCTTGCCAGCGACCAGCGCCGCGAGGACCGCTTGCGTCTTGGCGCCGGCGAGACCATCCGCGGTCAGACCGTAGCGTTTCTGCACGACCACCATGCCGCCGATCGCGTTGGCCGCGTCGACCATGGCCTGCGTGAGCTTACCGGCCGCCATCTGTTGCGCGTTGTAGGCTTCTGCACTCATGGAAACCTCAGCGAAGGGTGAGCAGGTAGCGGGTGTGGATTGCGGCGCCGAGCGCCTCGTCGCGCATGTTGAGCAGCGCCGAATCCTCGGCCTCGGTCAGGTAGTCGCTCAGGCCGACCAGCCACTCGACGAGCTCGCCGATGAAGGTCATGGCGTCGGCGTCGGTCAGATTGGCGACCGCGATGGGGCCGTCGATCTTGAGGCGCGTCGTCCCGTCGCGACCCTGCACGGTCTCGACGAAACTATCGGTGAAATCCGAGAGCGCGTCGTAGAGCTTGCCGTAGGCTGTGTGCGCGGCGAAGCTCGTCGTCTGCCAGTGCAAGAGGCGAGTCTGCGTCTCGAAGTGCAGGAGCTGATTCAGGCAGTCATCCATTGGCGTCCTTGTTCTTGGCGCGGCCGTAGTTGCCGGCGAGCAGATCCCACACTGTCAGGAGCAGTCCATAGGCTGTGCCTGCTTGTGCTGGAGGCATCGCAGCGCGCAGATGCACGAGCACGGCGACGGCAATCGCCGCAACAAGCTCGGGATGCGCTGCGAGGTAGTCCGTCACGGGGTCACCGCGCTCGGGGCATCGGCCGGGCTGACAGCGTCGGCGGGGCTCGCGGCGGCGGGAGCGTCGACCGCTTGCACGACGTCATCGACGATGACGATCGCCGTCGTCGGGGCCGGGCCAGACTTCGAGCAGCCGACCAGCAAGAGCAACAGAGCAAACTTTCGCATCATCACACCTTCTGCGCCGCTTCGAGCCGCGCTTGATCGACCTTGAGCTGCGTCACGTCGGCCTCGATGACGCCGAGTCGCGTGTCAGTCTTGGCCTGCCAGTCCTCGAGGTGACCGACGCGCGCATCTTGGCGCTCGGTCCACTTGGCGATTCGCCACACGCCGGTGCCGATCCAGACGATACCGCCAGCCATCGGAACGAGTATCGCCATCATGCTCGCAGGGTGTTCCATGGCGCCCCCTAGTAGGTCGTCCGCGGCAACATGACGTTGGCCCACGCATCTACTTGCGCCGATGCTCCGTTGGCGAACACTTGCAGAAAGAGACGATCGATCCCCTTGTAGTCGAGCACGAAGGAGACGCGTCGCGTCGTGTTGTTCACGTCGACGTCGCCGGCCGTGTCGCCGAAGCCGTCTGCGCCGAGCACCTTGGCCCACTCTCCGCTGGTGATGTCGTAGGAATAGAGGTGGAACTTGACCACGCCAGTCGTCTTGATCGTGAAGGTACACGAGGCGTATCCATCGACGACAAAGCCATCGGTCGCAAGCGTCGGAGCCGCGGTCGTCCCGGTGGTGTTGATGATCCGTCGCAGGGCCGCCGTTGCGCCAGCCACCACAGTGCTCGCGCCATCGGTCGGCACGACAGTGCCCAGATCGACGGACACATCGATCGGCTGATCGCAGTAGAGCAGCCCATCGGCCACCGTCACGACGTCGCCGGTCTTGCGGAGGTATCCAGTCGCCGGCAGGCTCGAGACGCCGGTAGAGCGCGTGAGCGTAGTCGACGGAGCGCCCGTCTTGGTGACCTTGTATTTGACGCCTGGCTGTAGCACGACGTTGGTGGGCATGGCTCGATCCTCCGTTGATCAGCGTAGGGCAACAGCCTCGCCGGCTGCTAGTGGCTAGCTCGTCTGGCCGACGGCGATGTAATCCATACGCGCCGACCAGCGCACAGGGTCGACCAAGCCGGTCACGTGCAGTTCGAGCTTGCCGCCGTTGGCTTGAACATTGAACGTGCAAGCAGCGCACCCGCCGTTGCGGTCGAACTGCGTCACCGCTGCACCAGCCGCAAAGTTGGCGAATACAGCCGGTGCCGCAAAGGTGATGCCCACGACCTTCTTGACGCTGAACACGCCGGCGACATAGGCGCAGCTGATCTTGACGCTCCACATGGCGTAGTCGTCATCGGTCGCTTCTTTCTTCGCGACCACCATGCAGTCGATCAGATACACCGTATCGAGAGCAGGATTGAAGCTCACCGCGCCGACGCCTGGCGTCAGGATCTGGTCGGTGGCGTCGGTCGTGCGCTTGAGCACATGCACCGAGCCGCGCTGGCTGCTGCCCTGCTGGATCGTCCCTCCCAAGTCGGTGAACGGCGCCGCTGCGTGTGCCACTTCGCCGGCGGTCGACGTCTTGGCCGCGTAGCCCGTCGAGCGGCTGTAGGTCTGCGCCGAGCTGCACGCATTGCCGTGGGCGAACGAATTGGCGCCGGCCGCTGCGTTGATGTTGGCGGCGTCCTGAAAGCCCAAAGACACAGAGCCATCGCCGTTGGCGCGAATCTCCGACACGCTGTTGGAGTAGCCGTGCGCGAGTGCGCCTTTGCCGCTGGCAATCACGACCGCGCCGGTGTCCTTGGCATAGCCCTGCGCCATCGCGCCATCGGCGGTTGCGGTCACGCTGGCCGTGGAGCCGGCGAAGCCAGTCGACAGCGCGCCGATGCCCGAGGCCGTGATTGTGCCCTTGCCAAGCGCCACCGCGCCGGATTGGTTGGCCGTGGCCGCATCGCCGATCGCAATCGACGAGTTGCCGCTCGCGTTGCCGCCGCCCGACGCGAGTGCGTAGGAATTGTTTGCCACGCCGCCAGCCATGGCGACCGCGTTGGTGCAGGTGTTGCCGACTTGGCCAGAGGTCGCCGCGAACGAGTTGGCGGCCGTCGTGCCCACCGTTGCGCTTTGGCCGATGGCTGCCGAACCGATAGCTGCCGCGCTCGAGCTCGTGCCGATGGAGATGGCCTCTGCGGCCGTGGCGCTGGCTGCGCTGCCCATGGCGACGCTGTTCTGCCCGCTCGCCACCGGATTGGATCCAAACGCCACCGAACCCGTGCCCGTGTTGGCGTTGTCGGCCTGCGTGCCGGTGAAGGTGCCGGCTCGAAAGCTGCCCTTCGCCTTGCGCCACACGATGCGCGCGTCGTGGCTCACGAGGCCATCGTCGTCGGCTGTCGGTGAGCCGAGCACGATGTCGGCAGACATGGCGATCGCATCCTCACGCACGATCGGCGTCGTCGCGGGACTCGTGATCGCGATTGTGCCAGCGCCAGCCAACACGGACACGACCAGCGACGGCGCCATCGAGTAGGTGTCGCCGGGCGTCGTGTCTGTCAGGTACAGGATGGTCGGACCACCGGCTGAGGCGGTGACAAAGGCCGCGGTGACGGGGTTGCCGTTGATCGCTGCGACGAAGGCATCTCGCACGGCCGTCACCGAGCCGCCGCCGTCGGTGATATCGATGTTGACGCCGTTGATCGTGATTCGACGCTGATTCACGCCGGCCGCGTATCCGGTCAGCGTGATCTGGGCTTGGCAGCACTCAAGGAACACTGCGGTCTGCACGCCGCGCGCATTCAGCAACGACTGGTTGAGCCGTGCGTAATTCTCGAGGCGATAGTCGGGCGGGCCAGCAATGGCTTGCGGTTGCCATCCGGTGGTCTCTTGTCCTGCGGTAGGCTCGAGCGTCGTGCCACCAGTGGCCCACGGCAGGATCTCGGGGTCTCCGGTGCCGGTGGTGGGGTACTGTTTGATCACGTTCGCCATAGTTCAACCTCAAGGGTAAATGTAGTTCGCCCACGCGCCACCTGGGCCGCCGACGCCGTCGCCATAGCCCTGCACGGGTGGATTGGTCGACGGTACGAAGCCGAACACCGGCGCCTGATACCATGCGATGCCCACGATCTTGACGCCGGCTGCCTTGGCTGCCACCGCGAAGTCGATCAGCGCCTGCTGTTGTGAGCTCGACAACGCCGATGAGACATACACGGCCAAGTTGAACGCGGCCGGCGGAACGTCCGAGACCTGTACCGCGATCGCATCCGACAACAGGGCGTGAACCATCGCTGAGATTTCTCGAGCTGTGCCCTTCGAGCGATTGCGGAGGATGGCCGCCTGTAGCTTGCCCCGATAGTCGGCATCGGTCTCGCCGAGTGGATACGCGCCACCGAGACGCGGCTGGCCGAGGAGCTGCCCAAGCGCATCGAGCTGCACGCCGGTGCCGAGCGAGACGGTGAAGGCCGATTGGAGCCACACGACCGCGGCGTCGGCATCCTTGATCGGCTGGCCGAGTGCGGCCCATGCAGCCTCGAGCTTAGGACGGCGGAATTCGCTCGGGAGAGCGTCCACCATCAACTGCCCGGCATCAAGCTGGACGAGGTCTGCCATGGGTCACACGAAGGTCAGCGCGATGTGGACATCATCGGCGACGGTGATCGGGTACTCATTCCACGGGATCGTGAGGTTCGCGGTATTGACCGGCGGCCCCGCTGTGTCGAACTTAAGCAGCGTGATTCCGGTGCAGGTCGACTTGCCGTTGACCTTGGTGGCGTCGAACATCGTATCGAGCAGGGCCAAGCCGACGATCGTGGAGCCCATGCTGAGACCTGGCGTCGAGCTCGTGCCGATGTAGGCCGCCACTGCCGTTTGGATTGCGGCCTTGAAGCTCGACGACACACCGGCGATGGTGGCCGAAACGAAGATCGTGGACGATGCCGCCGCCTCGTAGTTCACATTGACCGTGAAGCCGTCGGGATCGGTCACCGCGTAGGTTGTGTCGCCGTAGGTGCCGATTCCGGCCGCCTTCTGGTTATAGATCACCGGGCCGATCACGCTGGCCCCGATTGAGGCGCGCACGACAGCCGTGAAGCTGTGAGCTGGCAAGGCCGGGATGTTTACCGGCGACGTGATGCCGGCGAAGTCGCTGCTATTCTCAAACACTCGACACTCGACGACGCCGTCGAGGTCCGCAATGGCCGATCGGATGCTGTCGACTGTCGCATTGCCGGGCAGGTGCGCCGATGCCAGCGTTCGCACGCGCAGCTCGCCATCGGTCTCCTGTGCTGTGCCGGTGGTGCCGGCCGCCGGGTTGGTCAACGTCAGGAAGCTCGAGCCGACGAAGCTGGTGGTAATCGCCCACGTCGTCTGGTTGGCGGCGACATCGGTCGGGCCGGGAACGAGCGCGATCACCGGCACGTCAGCATTGCCGAGCGGAGCGATGGTGACCGAGTTGATCACGCCGTACAGATCGCCAGTCGCGCCGAGTGCGATGATCGTGCCTTGCGGAACGACGATGGCGCCGACACTTGAGCTCACCATGTGAATCGTGACCGTCGTTGAGGTCGCGATATTGCGCGTCAGGCCGAGGTTCTGCACCAGCCGATCGAGGTTCACGCCCTCGGCGCCGTCGAGCGTCGACGCCTGGTAGGCGTAGTCGATGCCCTCCTGATAGCTCGCGAGCACCTGCGCCAGCGCCGACACGAGCTGGCCGACGACGGTGTTGCCGTTGAGGCTTTGCAGCGAGGCGCCGAACGCGGCCTGCAAGTAGTTCGACAGCTCGGTCTGAATCTCGGTCGCTGTCTGGATCTGAAGGCCCGAGGGGCCGAACGTGGGGCCGGGCATCAGAGACCTCCGACCGCGACGGGCACAGCCAGCACGGCGGCCTCGTCGGTGGTGAGATAGATGGTTAGCGACGACGTGCGCGCGGTCGTGTTGGTCTCGATGTCGACGCGGTCGACGCTGGCCACGCCCTGCACGGTCGACAGGACGCGCCGCACCTCGGCAGTAACCTGCGAATCGCGCACGCCCTTCTGGTTGAGCAGGCCGGGCCAGTTAGTTCCAATCGTTGTGTCGAAGGGATACTCGCCGAGCCACAGGCCGAGCGCCGTCTGGCACTCCTGCACGATCGCGTCG